TGTTCTTATAAATTTGGCATCAGAATTACGATGACATTCTGAAGGATCTAATTTCAAACGTATGTTTTCATATGGCATATCATTTGCATTAGGATATATATCCTCCATATCTTCTTTATTATTAGGTGCACCAAGACTTGAATTATATTCAGCAGCTAAAATAACTTTTCCAATATTCGCATTATTAGGAGCATATTGAGTTACTTCAGGTTGATAGAAAAATTCCAAAAATGTAAATTGATACTTTTGGTAATTTGCTGCAATTGTGGATAACCATGGAAAGGTTGATGCTTGGCCAGGATTAACTGGTAGAGTAGCACTCATAAAGAAGTTTGTAGAACTATTATTGCTATTTATTTCTTGGATATACTCCACTTCAGATATAGTAATCTGCTTTTTGTTTCCAAATCCAGATTTACCACCTCTATTACGAGGAAATTTGTCCACACCCATTAAACGAGGTATTGAAGACAATTTATTAGGATTAGTCCTTTTTCTCTGAGGTTGATTTTTCCTAGCAATAGTCATACCTTTTACTCTATTCAAAAGTCGATTTTCAACTTTATTAACAATCGATTTCTTTTTGTTTCTACGTTGTTTAGCAGTAGTATTTGTTTTTTGAGGTACATTTTTACCCTGGTTCATTTTTAAATAAGCTTATATACTTAGGGCCACTTAAGTAAAAAGGAACGTATTATTATATTGGTCAAAAATTACTTCATAGTCAACAATAAGTGACTCAAACAAATCAAAAAGATCACGATTTTCTAATACAATAGTAATCATTTTATGTAGAATCTCGTCATACACTTCACGTGTAGAGAGTGTGCGCAATAAGCCACCCAAGCGTTGCAATTCGCAAGCTGGTTCCAACATATGTTTACGTTTTCTTCTAAGATTAAGCACAGCCCTAACTTTCTTAGGGTCATGGTGTATGAATGGTTTGAATTTCAAAGAACAAAACTCCATCTCTTCCCACGGAATATGTGTGTTTGCCCATTCAATCTTAGCATGTTTACTATTAAGATCCAAGTCCCCATAATCCGAAGACATTATAAGATCATCACCGTTGATTACAACTGTATTTTCTTTTTCAAATAGATCCAAATTGTGATTATAATTCTCCAAAACCATATAATATCTCCACATAATGTTAATTATTATAGTTAAGTAATCACCGGATCCTAGTCCCCTAGGAACTAAATACACATCT